CTATCGGCAGATTACCCCATTTATCAATACTTTGGGTCTATCTTTACTTAAATGCAAAAAAAACATTAAATTATCGGATATTCTATTGATATTGGAAGTAACTTGGACGATAATCCTATTAGTAAGTAAATGGTTGCTTACTAAAACAAAGGACAAAACACAATGAATATTAATTTTTCAATCGCAGAATTACGCTCAATACAAAGAGCATTCGACCATAGCACTAGTTGTCATGAACCATCACGGTCTACGGCTATAATGAAAATCGACCAAATCACCGCAGAATGCAGAACGCAACAAAACGAACGCAATAACCAGCAAACACTAAACAGGCAAGCATACCCTAACCAAAAATGGAATGACGTTTTTTGTACTGCTCTTTTTAATTTACAGTGTAGAAGTAACTAATATAATGTCCTGAGTAACGAATGGAATCGTTACTTTACCCGCTAGCGCTCTCACGCTAGCGGGTTTTTTTATGCAATAGCTGTATCTACGCTACCATCTAGCAATAGCCGTCCGCCAAACATATTTACGGCTGAACCCATTGAAAACGTAGCCGCCTCAGTTCTCGTATCTGCCAGCCCTTGCGGGAATATTTCCATTCCCGTAACGACTATCGGCGCTCCCTCATTCCCCTTAAATGTAACCTTACCGTTATAGATACTTAGCTGGTCTATTTCATCAGCCAATAACTTAACTGTTGAATTGCCAGCAATGTATATATTAGTGCCGTCATTGTTTATATTTGATATTTGAACATTTGCTCTATTGGATATTATGACACTGCCGCCACCATCATCCAGCGTAACGAATGCCCCAGATAGGCGGACGGTTGTTACATCATCTGAGCATTGAATACTAGCGCTACTGCTGTGGGCATCTATTCGAGTAGTATCGGTCGTATCTAAACTGATCCTGTGGCGGGTTTTGGCGATGGTTGCGTTATAGTTTCCATCAATTTGAAACGAGTCGCTGGTACTGTTTGTGTCGTATATTCTAACCTCTGAAACTACTGGGCTGCCGTCATTCAAGTTCACAAATACGCCAGAATATCTATTTGAGATATTAAACTCGTTAGACAATATATTCAATGCTAAAGCTGAGGTACCAAAATTGCCTTTGAAATTACGCCCGATGATTGCCTTATAGCAAGCCAGCGTACCCGTAAGAATATCGGCGCTACCTTGGCTGAATATGGCGTAATCATCGCTAGTCGGTACTGTGCTGCCATCCCAATTACTAGCCGTTGATACTACACCATCACCAGCGCTACCGTTCCAGACTATTTTATCAGCTTGCGATATGACTAAATCTAAACTGTTTGTACTGTGTTCCGCCGTTGCGTATTTAGTTTGTCCAGTACCTGCCGCTGGCGTTCCATCGATAGCAGCTACTAGCAACAGGGTACCGCTTCGCTTTTGAATTGCATCGATAACTAAATCTTTTATATCGATTACTACGTCCGATGATTTTCCTAGCCCTACCTCGAAGTCGTAGGTACTTTGAGTAGTTTCGGCATTTCCAAAGGCACCATTACCACCAGACCAGCTAACGCCCTCATCTGATTCGTTCCAAGTGGCCTTGGATTGATTAAAGTCTTGGTTTAATCTTGCAAGCGTTACCGTTTGTACCAGTGCTGTAGCTGCTGGCTCACTTACATATTCAAATGTTAGCTCGGCTTTAGTGATTGTAGACGCATCTGTAATGCTTGAAACATCAAACGAGAAAACGCCGTTGTTTTTCTTTAAGACTCCGCCAACGGACTTAGCGCCAAGCGTAATCGTGGTCGTACCGCCGTAGTTTTGTGTAGCTCTCTGTTCGTTAATCCAAGTATCTTTACTTGCTGTAATTGTTGTAGTGGTTGCCATTAGCTTATCGTTACCTGTCGCCCGATGTCGTAAATCACCTCTCCGCCCTCCATAGAAATCGCATTTGTCCACGTTGCATTCTGTAGCCCGCTGGCCTCATTGATAACGCCGTTCTCGTGTAGCGTTGTATTTGTAACGGTAAACGTAGGCGCTAACGAATCTCGGCTATCGAATAATCCACTATAGACGGCTAGCGTTGTAATCGTGCATGCTGCGGTAGGGTTCCAGCGTACCCGTCCGCCGTAAATGTCTAGCGAAGTAACTGTACCGCTATCAACCGCCGCTATCAATTCGCCGCCGAATATCGTTATTATTGGTATAACTTGATCCATTTCAAACTTACCGCTATCCAGTTTTAACGTACACGCTGCGCCGATAGTTGTAGCATCGGCTATGTTTGTCGTTACACCACTAGCGCCAATTTGTTCTATCTTTGTAAGAATGTCGCAACTGCTGGCTATATTAATACCGCCTCTACCGCCGAGTATCCTAAGCGTACTTATCGTATCGCTTGAACCATCGCCCGATAGGTTTAGGGCTGTACTTCCCGTCCCAGTATTTTGAACGGTAACGGTTACAAATGTACCCTCGATATAGTTACTCGTACCATTACCAGAAAAGTCAAAATCGGTCGATGATATTTGTAGCTTCGTACCGCTCGTACCTATTGTGCCAGTGTATTGTGTTCCAACGGTTAAGCTGCCAAGCGTTACCGCTGACTGATCGCTCCCGTCAATATCCACGCTACCGCTTACGATATAAACGTCATCGGTTGAAACTGGTACCGCTGCTTCGAGCCAATTACCAGCCGTTCCCCACGCACCGTCTACTGTTCCCTGCCATGTCCTTACTGCCATTTTATTTACCTTTATATGGCATCAATTTATTCAATGCCTCTTGCCTCTTTTTACATCCGCCACACTGTTTAACCTTACCGCCTGTAACTTTGTCGATTGCTTTTTTGACTGTATCGCCGAACCCTTTAGAATCTTCATCTACGATAATGGTTCCTATGGTTATAGAATTATCTCTAAGCTCGAGATTGCAGTATCTATGTTTATCATCGCTACCCTGCCATTTTATTGTGATACTTTCCGTCATGATATCGATGCCGTAAACTCTCTAACGATACAATTACTTAGCGGATAATTGTCCACGCAATCGGTAGGGTCGCTATCGTTTTGAATTGTGTAAGCGTATTCATTAGGGCAATATGTACCACTATTAACCACTTGGTCATGACACTTACACAAATCGAAATACGGGCTATTAAAATAAGCCCAGTATTTAGTCAGCTCATTAGGCAACGCAACATAGTTGCTGGTGGCTGGGTTGTAATTATTTATAGAGGTTTGAATTGCTCCAGTATCGTTATATATATCTATTCTTGGTTGCCAAGCGTAGAATCCTTGCTTATTGTAATCAACGTCTAGCGCTGCGCTTACTAAATTGCCGCTAGTTGCTACCATTGGATTACAATAGCCAGCGCCGCTATCGCCGAGTAATACGTTAGGTACGGTAGTGGTAGCTGTTAGCCCTTTACCTATTGACGTTATACATTGTACTACTTTCTGGGCTGTGTTATGTATGTTAAGCGTACAGCTCTGCCCATCGTATGTACCGCCAATAAAAGAGAAGCCGATAGTATTAGGTGATACCGTACAATTAACGGTAGTAGGTGATCCCGTACCATCGTGTGATATTGTTAATGCTGGGTAATCGACCGCATCGACTAGCCGCGTAGACTGTAGCGGTAAGCTCGAACCGCCGCCACTATCAACCGATGCCAGCCAAAAGTCGTAGGTAACTGACGGATCACCATTACAATACGCTACCAGCTTTTGCCCCATACTCTTTAGCCAAACTGTAGCGCCAGCCCCGCCCTCATATATATATTCAGTGTAACCAGCACCAGCATAGTCGAATGCTAGCCCCGTACTTGTAATCGTAAACGCTATAGAATGATTTACCGCCAGCTGAAACTTGCCATCATAAAAAGCGCCTTGACTAGCGCAATAGTGAGATGATGCGAATATACCATTATGACCAATAGTACCGCCAATCGCTAACGTATAATCCTCTTTACAATTCGTTTCGTATGCCGCTTGCTCTGGCGTTGTTGCTTGCGTTCCTGCTGTATTGCCAGCAATAATAGAACACTTCGCACAGCTACAGCATAGTACAGGATTACAACAACGTATACGCTTATCTGGCATTAACAGGTACCATCGTGAGCGTTGGCTAAACTAAATACTGAGCGTAGCGCTCCCGCATCATCACGCATAGCAAACATGACCACCACAACATCTATCAGCGTATCATCTCCCGCCTTGCCTATCGGCATCATGCTAAACCCTGTAGGATAATCGGCAGCACCAACATCAACGCCAGCGCCAACTGTACTAGCCGTGTTGGACATTTCGCATACGTTTAGGGCATCGCTTCCAGTTCGAGCATTCGACCTATCAGCGAATCCGTAAGTATCATCTAATACAACCTCAGTCCAATCATATTTGTATCGGTTAGTTCCTATCGAAGTCGAGCCAGTAATTTTAGCCAAGAAGTACGGACGGCTTAACCCTTTACTAGATGTTGCAACAAATGTATTGCTATCGCCCGTTTCGTAGGTTTTAAGCATTTGCATCAAACGCTCGAAAAGCTGCGGCGTTAATTTACCTAAGCCCGTTGTAATCTTGGGATAGTTCAAAACGGTAGGAACCCAAAATCGGTAGTAGACTTGAATGGCTGCTTAAAATAGACAGACATAGTTGGTACTGGTGGATCATCTCCAGATAGCGTAACTTTTGGGTTGCCGTCCTCATCACGTTGTGGGCTTTGCCTCATGTGATAATACTTATCGTAAGCGCATTTATACTGCGCCTCGTTATTCCCTAGCGTATCCTGTGTAACGTCTACCCCAGTAAATAGAACGCTACCCGTTGGGAACCCTCGCCAGCTGCTATTGTTGCGTTTGCCTACTTTTTCCAAGAATATACCAGCATCAAAATAACCCTCGAAGCGCTGGCTAATTGTAATCTCGACTACAGGCAATGCTAACGATATTGGATACCCGCCCTCAGATACTAACGTCCCGCCAATATCTTCTCTAGCTGGGTCGCTCTTGCTTGCGGGCAATGTAGGGTCTGCCTTCCATATATCTATAATGGATAATCCTACGTTCATAGTGAACGCGGTAACGCCAGAGTCTGGCTCTGCGCCATCTATTACGTTGCCGTCTAGGGCGCTGTACGGTTCGTACCTATACGATACTTCGTATGTACCGTCCCTATCTTGGTTCGCTCGAATGCTGTACGATGTTGCTATTATAAAACTGTTACTAGGATGGGGAGTACCTAACGCTGGTAGGTCGTTATTATCTATAACATCATTAAAATCTAGCGTACCCGTATCGTCATAAATGATGAACGACCTAGCACCAGACATTTTACCGTTAGTTCCGATTTCCCTAGATACTTCGCCCCTGCGTTGCTCTGTTACTGTCGTAGTCATGTAAGCGCCCCGCCCCCCTCTTTAATAGCTCTAAGCGTTTCCTCGCTTGTTCTCAGTTGCTTTTCTTCAACTCGTAGCTGCTTCTCTTGTAATCTCTCTTGACCGCTAGCGTCTACTTTCATAGCTCCCACGGCTGTACTTAATGACTCGGCTGCGCCCTTTAAGTCTGTAGATTTTAATTCGATTTCACCCGTACCGCCTTGGAAGTCGAATCCCTCGCCCATAAACTTATCCTTTAAGCTATCAAAGGTTGTGGTAACCTTGCCAAGGTTCCAGCCCTCGCCTAGCTTGTTTAATAGTTCCTCGCCTAGTTTGCTAGCCTCGACACCAAGGGATTCGCCCATCAGCTTTAAAAGTTCTGCCGTTTGCGATTTTACTCCCTGTTCTAACCCACTAGCGCCTACTTTTTGTGCCGCCTGTCCAACGCCTAGCAGGATATTTAGATAGCTAGATTCAATACCAGCGCCCTGTAGTAACTTAGCGCCGCCCTCAGCAATGCGCCCCATTACGCTTAGTGCTTGACCTTCGAGCCAGTGCCAGCCCTCAGCCATCTTTTGAACCGCCCAGCCCATAGCCAAAACCATATCACTAGCGACCTGTACTACAGCCGTCTTTAATCCCAGCCAACCGATTTGTATAGCTCGAATGACATCTAAAACAGCTGCACCAGCATACATAAATGCCTTGACGATTGCCTCTGCAACTTGACCCATGCCGCCCGATGCTTTTACAAATTGGATTATACGGTTAGCTATCTCTGTAAGCATTGGCGCAAACTCTACCGCTAGCTGATTCTGTAACCCTTGCCAAACTAGCCCAATATCAGCCCATGCGTCGTTGGCTTTCTCTACCATTTGCGCTTGTTTATCACCGATGATCACGCCTAAATCTTTTAGCTTCTGCGACATTGCTGCAATACCAGCGCTGCCCTCTTTCATGGTTACTAGCAATTCCTGCCCAGCCCTGCCGAATATGTCATACGCTATCGATGCCTTACGAGCTTGTGAAGATACTTTGTTTAGCTCGTCAGCAATAACGCCGAACATAACATCTGGCGCCATCTGCTCTAAGTCTGTGGCTTTTAGTCCTAGTTCCGCCAGCGCATCGTTAGCCGTACCGATTCCCATAGCAGACTCGCCTATGTTCTTGGACATCTTGCTAATACTTTTGTCCATCTTCTCAATAGATACGCCGCCAAGCGTTGCCATGTGCCGCAATACCTGTATCGACTTGACGCTACTGCCTACCGTCTGCGCCAGCTTCGCCATTGTATCTACGGCTTTTAGCCCCTTTACCGTCAATGCGACAATAGCAGCCACGGCAATACCGCCAAGTACCGCCGCAAACTTGCCAACCTTACCGACTATTCTGCCGAACCCTTTAGCCAATCTAGCAACAGAAGCCCGTACGCCCTTCATCTTTTTAGAGAATGAAGCCGTCCGAGCTTTAACATTGATAAACAGCGATCCAACTGTAGCCATTATTTACCCGCCATCGTGTTTAGTAGTGTTTGCATATCTTCCGCCGTTTGTTCGTTTTTATTTAGGTATGGCATAAAGTCGCTGGGCTGAAACGCCTTACCCTTGCCGCTATTAGCGTTGGCTATAGTGCTGGCAACAATGCCAGATTGCAAGTCGTTGCGCTCAGTGCCGAACGGATCAATAGCGTAGTATTGCATCCATTCCGCTAACTCTCTGCTATCGATTCTAGCCAGCATTTCCCGTACGGTCATGCCCAGCTCTAGCGCTAACTTAAAATAGAATCGCCGCTCTGGGCGGCTAGCTAGTTTTTTGCTAGTTCGTCCGCATCCTCGCTAGAGAATCCGTTCAATCGTTGCGCTACTGCAAACACTCTATCGAGCGCTGCCGCTGACTTCTTGCCGAGCGCTGTAGCATCGTTAGCAGTAAAAAGACGATTCCCAGACTCATCGCATATAGTGAGTACGGCGAATCTAGCCCGAACATTCTCCAGGTTGGTACTGTTCTTTTTACCTACCATCGATTGCTCGAACGAATCCCGCTCGGTACCGTTGAGCGTACGGACGTATATATCGCCGCCCCACTCTGGTACGCTAACAAGTTCCATCGGTAAATCTACCGATGCTAAAATCGTGTCTTTACTTAGCATTAGGTGCCAGTAATTACGATTGAACCGCTAACTTTCAGCGAAATCGAAGCCGTTACCCGATCGTCCAGCGCTACCGATGCGCTAAATCCAGTGAGTACGGCGTTAAATGTATATGCACTACTGTCGCTAAATGTGATTACGCACGCTTTAGCTGTTGGTGCTGCCGATGCTGTAGACTCCCATTCCGCCTCGAACGCTGCGCCAGCCGTACTATTAGGGTCATACATTACTTCTACTGACATCTCGCCAGAATCGATTGTACCGCCTAAGAATGTCCTAAATACGTCCGCTATACCTGTGGTGTCAATCGTTGCGACTGATACGCTTGGTGAGGATATGCTTAACACGTCCCCGATTGCTACTGAATTGTACGAGAACGTCGTACCGTTTGCTGTAATTGCCATGGTTAAATTACCCCTTCTATTGGTGCCATATTACAAAATCTAAAATAGTTCTAAAATATCCAAACTCGCCAGCTGGTTCGTTTGTTTCGTCAATGTCTACCGCTGACTCTAGCCGTAAACTATCGATTGTTTCGCCTTCGAGCGTTCCGCTGTAATTGATTAAAGCGCCCTCTACTGCGTTGCGTAGCGTCTTAACTGCGCCGTATGTTCTATCTATGCAAGCTATCGAGAGGCGGGTACGCTTTAGACCGCCCTGCGTTGCTACCGCTTGATTCGTTTCGCTGGCCACGTTCTGATATATCAACGCTGGTACTGCTGTACCCATCGGTCTACGCTGAGGGTAAACCCTAGCAACCACTAACGCCGCCACTGTTGCATCGTTTATTAAAACTGATCGTACCGCCTTCTCTAAGCTCATAACGTACCCACTTGCTTAATGTTTGCTATCAGCTGATTTCTAAACTCGGCGATCACTTTATCTTTATTTGCTTCAAATACTCTAGTCATAAACCTAGTGCTACTATTATTCTGACCGCCCCACTCGACTAGGTGAGCGTATGGCGCTGCGCCTTTACCTTTAGTCTTTACGAATACCTTGCCTGTCATTTCGCCATTGCGCTTTAGTGATACTTTTGTTTTTATGGCTTTCTTTAGCCGTGCCGATTTTACTATAACTGTTTCTCTGGCATCCTTGCGTAGTAATGCCATCGCCTTGCGTAGCGATTTCCTCGCTAGGTTGCGCTGTACATTAGCTGGTAACTTCTTGAGGCGGCGCTCGATTGCTTTATCGCCTGTTAGCGTAACGCTCATGTCGTTACCTCTTTACAAAACAGCTCTAAACTTTTACCCGCCTTGTATTCGTTCCAGTCCTTAACGCTCTCAATCTCAAAGGTTCTCGAATCGAATACGATACGGCTCTGTGCTGTTACGCCTGTCCTGTACCGCATCTTTATAGAATGCGTTGCTACGCCTGTTAGCTCCCCAGCAATGTCTTGCTCAGTACCGCCAACTGGGGTAATGCTTGCCCACACGCTAGCATCAGTAGACCAGCTATTAGACAGATCGCCGTAATCATCAACGGTAGACCCTACCGATTGAATCTGTACTCGATGGCGTAAACGTCCAGCTCTCAAATGCTGCCGTCCTTAAACTGCCAGATTAAAGACTCCAGCGCCATAGGAACCTCGTTTAATTTAATCGTAGCGTTGGCTTCTCTGTTCTCGAACCAGTTCGCCGCCAGTAATTTGATGGCTGTTAATGCGCCGTCTGGTACATCCGTGGAAGCGTTGCCATAGCCAGCTACAAAGGTAACGATAATGTCATCCGTGTACCCTCGAATGGACGGATAATCCTCGTTATAGATGGGTCGAACCCTGCCAATATCACTAGCCGTATCTACCGTGTATAGGGCGCTCGACCATGTTTGCGTAGCGCCGTCTGTATCAACGTATGTAATGCTGGTTACGCTCTGTAATGGCGATATAGGTAATACTAAATCACCGCTAGGGAAAGCCGATAGCTTGTACTGCCATGTAGCAGTAATACATTGCCTATGGCTAGCCATCTCGAAGTATGCTCTAGCCGCTCCTGCTAGATTACCAATAAGCGTATCCTCGTCTGAGGCATCTACCCGCATCCAGTTCTTTTGATCTGTTGTGGTTACTGGCTCTACGCTTGGAGCGCCTGTTTGTACTAGACTCATCGTTTACTCGCCTTGCGCTTGGTTGCCTTGCTGGTGGCTGGGTTCTTGGCTGCTGCCTCTTTCCCGCCTACCTTAATAGCGTAGCCGATACGAATCCACTCTTTAGCGGTTTCCTTATCGACCTTATATATCTCGTTTTCATTAAATGCGCCGTCTTTGGTACATAACGATTCTATCATTAGGATATTCATAAAAACTACCCCAGAGCGGTAGCCCTGAGGTAGCGAGTAACTAACTAAACTTAAGCCATTGTGAGCTTTTTAATAGCTTCAGCCAAAACAACCTTACCGTCTACACGGCGGGAAGCTCGAACTGCTACTTGCCCATTCGCAGCGTATAGCTCGTTCAATCGTAAGAATGAAGAAGCGCCACGATCTGCAATTAGGTAGCCCATTTTGAAATCGCCAAACAAGCCAGCAACTAACCCTGTAGTCATCTCTGGCATGTCGTACGATGCGTGTACTGGTCTACCAGCTAGAGTATCTGGATCGCCAGCTGTTAGAGCTGGTTGCCATAGATACTGTCCGTTTGAGTCTTTGAGCTGGCGGATTGCTTTGATTGTCGAATCATTGAATAGCCAAGCACCGTTTCGGCGGTACTGTCGTTTAAGACTGTAAGCTAAGTCGAGGATTTCATTCGAAGTAATTGCACCAGTTCCAGCTGCTGTAACGCCAGCACTTGCGCCTACTGTTGCGCCTGTTGGTTTACTTGAACCATCGCCAGCTACAAAGGCGGCCTCTTCTGCTTCGCCAATTCTACGACCGAAATTACGACCGATATAGCTAGACATATCGAATACGCTATCTTGCATAAGCTCATCGCTTATCTTCATAATCGTACCGATTTTGTGAGCGCCTAAAGAAATCTGGCTAAAAACGCTATCGCTCTCAGTGTAAGCTGCTTCCTCGGCTGTCCATGTGGCGCTGCCTACAGTGCTTTCTACTGGTATATTTCTATCGCTCGATGTTTGAATAACTGAAGCCAGTGAACGCATGATATTTACATCTGCTAGCGTTTCGACTAGGCGGCGTTCTAGGACGGTTTCGGTAAGGTAGCCGCCTTCGGAATCTGTACCTTCTTGCAAAGCTCGAGCCTCATCGCCAACCAAAGAATTAGCGCCGAAGCGTAGATACTTATCAAAAGCGCCACGGTATTCGTCTGAGTCTAAGCGTTCAGCTTTAGACATTGCACGGGTTGATACTCTCGACTCTGCTGGGCTGCTTGCTAGCATTCGTTCCGCTGATACTTGCTTTTCTCGGCGGTCTATAGTTTGCGTAAAGCCGTCTACATCGCTTTCGATGCGGTCGTACTTTTGTGTTTCTTCGCTTGACATTGGTCGATTTTCTGTATCAGATAAATCGATAATTGAGCGCATCTCGTTAATGAGCTTCGCTCTGAGCTGTTTTAGCTCGGTTGTTGTTTGTTCAGCCATTGCGGCATCCCCTTCATAATTAAAATTGCGACCCTTACAAGGGTCTATTGGATAATAGAAACTCGTAAGAATCGCATAGGCGTAATCTTCTCTAGTTTTTTAGGTAGCTTGTGGCATCGAATCGCATCGGCGTAAACGTAGACACCAGCCCCCAGATAAAAGTACAACGAATAACTGCTTTAATTATTGCAATTATTCGGCTGTTATTTCCATGTATTTACACGAAGCCCCATAAGCATTAGTGAAAACTTGCGGCGGTATTTGTCGCTACCGTCTACGTCCTGTAGGGAGCGTAGGGCAACTGCTGTATCTGGGTTAGCCGGGAAGCTCACCACCGATACATCGAATAAATCAACGTCTGAGATATAGCGGGTATTCCGTCCCTCTTTCTTTTCCCAGCGATCAGCTTGTACCGTAAAACCAAAACTCATAGCGTCTAGGTCGCCACGTTCTACCAGTGTTGCTAAATCTCGAGCTTCCTGCGTATCTGGTAAATGGATACGAGTAAACAGCCCTTTAGCATCTTCTCGCATTTCGAGCGTACCGTTCTTGCTGCGCCCGATTATCTTAGCTGGGTCGTGGTCAATCAAAGCCCTTACGTCCTGCCCCTCGTCCAGCGCCCTAGTAAATGCTCCCCGTTCTATGACCTCATCGAATCGACCTAAATCGTACGAATTGCCAAACATACTAGCGTAGCCCTCTAGCATTCTCTTATCACCATCGGCAAATCTAAACTCGTTATTATCAAATCCTATTGCTCGCTTCTCTGTATCCATTACCGTAGCTCCCCTATTATTATCTTTGTAAAATCGTCAATACTTCCAACGTGGTCGATTAGCCGTCTACTTATCTCTGATATGCGTATGTGCATCTCTTTATCCTCTGCTAGATTCTGGGAACGGTAGACCGCTTCAAACGCTGGGCTAATTATCTCATCAAACAAAGCGGGCAATTCATTCGCTGCCCAACTTGCTCGCCATTCGCCGTAGTGATCGCCCTTACGCTTTAGCGCTTGCCGCTCGCCATTCTCTTGTAATCGTTTAGCACGATAAAAACTATCATCTAGTAGCGGCTCTATCCAGCTGCTGCGCTGGTTATCTTCCTCGGCCTCTGGCTCTGTACCCATCGGCTCCATGTTCATAGGTTGTATGTAGGTACT